CCGGTACTTTCCGCTCCGCATCCGTGCTGGCTGAATGTAGTCTTGCCATCTGCGTCTATGCACTTGAAAACCGGCGCAGCACTAGCACCAGTGGCCGCAGCAACACACGCCACAGCCAATAACAGCCTGAACATAAGGCTCCCTCCCCATAGGAGAGAGGAATCTACCACGGCGCCAGCACAGAAACCCAGCGCTTGGCTGGGTTCGGGGCTGTCTAATTATCTAGCTTGCGGCCTGCATTGCGTAGCCGCCTCCCGCTCCACGCTGGCTGTAGATGCGATAAATCTCATCACGGCGCTCGTCCAAAGTGCGGAAGCCCATGCCAATCTCTGAAAAGTGCTCATAGAAGTTCGACAGCGGCCTTGAATCCGTCATGCGCGCGATGGCGTAGATTCCAGACTTCATCGCCCACTCCATGGCGAAGTGGTAGTGACTCATCATCAGATAGAGCGCCTGCACTTCACGCTCCGACAACTGCATGCCCTTCGCCTGGCTGCTTTCAAGCCACTCTCCCTCCAGCACGTATGCCGCGATGTACTGGCAGGCTGCATCAAGCTTTTCGGCAGGGATCAGCTCGGTGCGCGGCACGTTGAATCGGGTGTGGAGCACCGAGTGCATACGGTGGCGCGCCTGGCGCTGAACTCCCACCGGGAGCACCGACACCTTCTGACTGATCACTCCACCGATAAGGTTTGCGCCTGACACGCCGATCACATCATTCACCAGCGTCGCCATCTTGCCGCTGTCGTCGGAGTAGCGGCCGTGCTTGCGGATGGCCGGGAGCACTTCGGCGGTTCACCCCCTTTTTGAGCGCTTGGCTTCGGCTTTCCTGCTGCGAAGGATCAGCGAGTAAAGACCTGACTCGTTGATCAGAACAGGCTTTCTTCCCGAACCCGAATACTGTTCGTGTTCGCGTTTCTCTTCATCATCAAGCCCGATCAAAGCCTTGTTCGTGTCCATCAGCGCCAGCGCGGTACAAACGTCCTTCGCGAAAAACCATGGCTGATCGTCATCCAACAAAGCGCGGACGGGCTGAGCTCCGAAGCTGAACGGGATTACATTGCCTGATGCTGTGTTAAACTTGTCCATGTGAATATCCTTGCCAGTGTGTTCACGTTGTACGAAGCCTCAGGTGTTCCAGCACTTGGGGCTTCCTTGTTTCTGCCTACCGCTATTCGACCAGGTAGCTTCCACGCAGCTTGCTCATATGAGTTCGCCCGTGCGGTATCGCTCCGCTGCCATCGACAACCGCAACGGAATACTTGCCTTCGAGCGCCGGGTAAACCCGCGTCTCTAGCCAGCCCGTAACCGACGTGTTGCCTGCAGCTTTGCGCTCGTACCCGTAATCCTGAACGAGATCCCGTGGATTTCCTCGGACAACGATACGAACCTGCTCGACCTCAAACACGAGGTCTTCGAATGTTGATATCGATATATTTTGCGTCATCACTCCCCTCCATGTGGGCGCCAGTACCGGCGCTGAGGGGAAATATAGACCCAAGCAGAAACACTAGCAAGGAGTTATTAGGCAGTTAATATGGTTTTCATATGATTTTCATATGAAGCGCGGCCACGGCGCACGCGCCAAAGCCCACCGATCCGATGGGCTTGGACTCGGGCGCTTAGGCGATGGTGTCCATCTCAACCTTGAAGAACTGCGACAGGCCGGCACCTACGATGCTGGTGTCGATCAGTACCTCGCCAGTGATCTCCAGCGCGCCGAACTCGTCGCCGATGAAGCCGAGGCCTTGAGCGGCGCCGATCTTAGCGCGATGCACGGTCACCGTCACAGTCTTGCCGGTGGCGGCCTCGTTGACGCCATTGAAGACCATCTCGAACGTCTGCGCGCCAGTGGTCAGTGCCTCGATCGTGGCCGTGTTGTTGACGGTGTCCTCGGTCACTGTGCCGAACAGGACCATTGCCAGGTTTTCCGGGCTCAGGTCGTGCAGCGTGGCCGTGAATTCGACCGACTCGATACGGTTCACCTGCGCATAGGTGCCGCCGCCAGCTGTCCGATAGTTCGGCAGCTTGATGATGTTCTCGTTGATGTTGAAGTTGAGCGCGGACACGTTGCCCACGTCGACGGCGGGGCCGCCTGCCTCCGGCGTCAGGCTGACAATGCCCTTGCCCATGTATGCGTAGTTGGCCATGCGAGTTTTCTCCGGGTGAAAAAAAACCCGCTCGATGGCGGGTTGCTGGGTTTGTTTTAGGTCAGTACTTCTCGACGTACAGGATGGTTATCGAGCTGGTGACGCTGCGCGTCGTACTGCCCTCAATGTCTGGCTCATACTCGGCGGCCTCTTCAAAAGGCCATCCGCTCTTAAGGGGACGAACATGCGGGAGCTGGCCTGTGCCAAGCGTCTTGAGAATGTCGTGGTGCAGCAGCTGCAGATCCTGTAGCGATGCAGACCTTGGCATAACCCCTTCGATCTCGTAGCGAGCCGCTCGGGATGCGGTTGTCCCTACCGTCTCCTCGATCTCGTCGCTTGCTATACGAGCCAGGATGTACGGCATCGGCGCCTTGTCCGGCTTGCGCTCACCAAAGCCATAAACACGCTCGACTTTGGTGTGATAGTCATTGGCCGGGCTGATAGCCTCAAGGCGCCTCAGAATCTCATCAGAGAGCTCTGTACCTCTTGTCATCGCGCCCCCTTGGCGATCTCTTGCCTGATCCGTTTCTCGAACTCCTGCTGCAGGAAGATGTTCGTCCACCGGATCGTTTGGTTGTCTGTGAGCTGCTTGAACCAGTACGCCACGGATGGGCCAAGCGCTGGAGACAAGAAGCCTTTAGGCGCGCCACGAACCTTGATGCGAGTGCTCCATGGCATTCGGCTGAAGCTCGAAGGGTTAACGAAGCCGGCCGCGACCTTGTGCCCATTCGGGCCCTTGACCCAGATCCTCGCCCGCGTTGCGCTAATCTTGCTGTAGCCCCAGCCGAGATATCTGGTCACTGGAACGCCGGAGCTAGATGGGATAATCCGTGCATTGGTCAGGCTCCCGCGCGCACGCTTGACCCGTAACGCTCGCCGACTAAAGACAGGCATCAGCGAGCCACGAAGAGGATTCACGTACCGCACCGTCCTGGCTTTGTTCGCTGTCGTATTCAGCGCGCCACGAAGCACAGGATCAATTTTTCGACTCACCTCGGCGAGCCTTGCCTGCGCCATTTCGATGCCGGACACCTTGATCGATACTTGCATCAGACCGTCTCCAGCCAGAGGCCTCGAACGACACCGTCGTCTGTCTCATCGGCATACGCAATCACGGAGTATCGTGCGCCATCGATGACCAGTTGGTCGTCAACCTGGGGCCGGCCAACCTCAATCAGGGCAACCTCAGCCTTGGTGCGGTATTCAGTCACCTGCCCCATTTCATCGCGATACGGCGCTTCATGAGTTAGGTGAACCCGACACGGAACCGGGATTCCGTCCTGCGGGCGGTACTCGCCAGCAAGGCCTACCAACTCGCTACAGGTGATAACGGCGTCGGCGCGATCGCCCGTGACGTCTCGTACGCTATCGATCAGCAGCAGCCTGCCACCTGCGCGGAGATATCGTCCGATCTGCAGGCGATCATCCCACCATGCCCGCACTTCCACCTTTCCAGGATTGCGCAAACCGGATGGCGCCCGAACGTCGCCGGCGTCCTTGGCCCTGATGCCGATCCAAAGCCAATCCACGACGCATGGCCGCACTTCGGCGTCCAGCCTCAGCAGATCAGCCGGAGTGTCGAGTCTTCCTGCTCTCATACCCCAAGCCCCACGCGATAGAAGTGCAGCATGTTTTCTGCCTTAGGGATCTTGGTGTAGATGGCTCCCACGACTGCCTCCTCGCGGTTGGCGTACAGCTCTGCAGCGATGATCAGGATCGCCAGTCGCACACTGTGCGGAACGTCGACCGAGACGCCTTCATCATCGACCCACGGAATTGGGCGCCCGATGAACTGACCCGCATGGTCAATCGCGGCATCCAGCTTCATCTGCAGGTCGTCATCCTCATGCGCGTGCCGAATACGCAGGTGCGTTTTCAGGTCTGCGAGAGTCGGCATTGGCATGGGATGGCTCCTTACTTGTCGCCGTCAGGATTTGTGGTGCTTGCCACGCGCTGAGCGACCAGGGCGTCGGCGTGTCGCTTCGGGACCGTATAACCCGGCCCGCCGCGACGTTTGATCTCGCCGGCATCCATGTAGGAGCGCAGCGGGTAGATGGTGACCTCCGCGTGGTTTGTCTCGGAGCTTGCAACGGCTTCAACCGTTTCACTGGAAGAGTCAGCCACAGACGCGGCTTTTCTTGGGCGAGCCATAAATCATCCTCCTGAAAGGCGCCCCAAGCGGGGCGCCTATGGTGGCTTACGGAGTGACGGTCAGAGCACCGGTCACGAAGGCCTCCGGGCGATACACAGCGAACGCCAGGCGCTCTTCGGCGCGGATGGTCACCATGTTGTTCTCGAAGTCCTTGTCGTTCTCGGTGGAGATCAGGATCTCGACGTTCATGCGGTCGAAGATCTGAGCGCCGAGGCGGAACGCGCCGGTCAGGAACTCGTCCTGCTGCATGGCCTGGGTAGCCACGACCGGACGATTCCACAGACGGGCGGCGGTGCCTTCCTGCGGCTGGCCGACGATGTAACGACCTTCACCGTCCTTGGTCAGCTCGATTGCAGCCCAGTCGATCGGGTTCAGGACGATGCCGTCAGCCGGGAACTCGGAGAGTTCTGCTTGCAGCAGCGCCAAGCGCAGGCGGTCGATGCGCTGCTCGCCGGTCACCACGATTCCGCCTGGAGCGGCATAGGTTTCTGCCAGGGTCATCAGGCCCTGCAGGTTGGCGCCAGTGCCGTTGCCGTACAGGAGCTGCTGCTCTTCTACGGTGAGCAGGCCGTAGCGCGCGCGGGCATCGATGTAGCTCTGCAGCGCGGACGAGTCGTCGAGGATCTGGCGGCTTGCCTTGAACAGGTGGGCCAGGGTGCGAACCGGCGCGTTGACCAGCTCGGACGCCAGGTCCGAGTACGGCTTAGCGCCACCTTCAGCCACCGCGGCGGCGTTGTTGGTGAAGCCGGTTTCGCGGACGTACTCGATGGCGTTGCTATCGGTGGTGCCAGGGGCAATCAGGTCGCGGATGGTCAGACGACGCTCCGGCGGCATGATAATTTCCGGACGACGGTCAGCGCCGACCAGGGCGCCGCCAGAAGCCGGAGCGGAGGTGATAGCCGCGCGCGGAACCGACACGCGACGGGAACCACGGAAAGAGGCGTTGACGCCTTCCATCTGGTCGCTGCCGACTACCAGTTCACCGACAGACTTCTGCCGCTCGCTTTGGTTGCGGCCGCCATTGCTGGCATTGACCAGCTTCTGCTCGGCTTCCTGCAGGCGCGCAGAGAGCTCGCCCTGCTTGCTGAGCAGTTCGTCCACTTTCACGCGGGTTTCAGCGTGCATTTCGCCGGTGCGGGCGATTTCCTTCTGGGTGGCTTCGGCTTGTGCCTTGATCTGGTCACCGATGCCTTTCAGGCTGGAGTTGAGTTCTTTTACCTGGGCTTCAAAGTCCATGGTCAGTTACCTTTCAGAGTTTGGAGAAGAGTGGTTGCCGCGCTCAGTGACGCGGTGAGGTCAGGCGCGACAGCGTTCTGCTTGTCGGTCGGAGCAGCGTTATGCGTGCTCCCGCCAGCAGCGCGAGGCGTGCTGGACTTGAAATTGGCGAAAAGCTCGCGGCGCTCAGACCTGGGAATGCCCGCCTTGGCCAGAGCGACGTCCAGCGCTTTGAGTGCGTTGCTCTGCTGGGTCTCTTCGGTCTCACGCTGGGTGATCTCGTCGGATGCCAGCAGGCCGGTTGCTAGACCGAGCTCGACAGCGCGCTTGCCTCGAATGAATGTTTCGTCATCCATCATTTCGGCCATGCTCTCAACCGGCTGCGCGCTAGTCTCGGCGTACAGGTCGGCCATGGCGGCGTCGAACTCTTCCATGTCATCTGCCACGTCTCGCAGGTAGTGGCGATTGCCAGCGAGGAAGGTCCAGCAGTTGTGGATCATCAGGAACGCGCTGCTTGCCACCTGGCGTTCGGCGCCGGCGAGGTAGATGACCGAGGCCGCGCTGGCGGCCATGCCGAGGACCTTGGTAGTGACCTTGTGGCTGTGCTCTCGGAGGCGGTTGTAGATGGCGATACCTTCGAACATGTCGCCGCCGGGCGAGTTGATGTAGACGGTCACGTCACGCTCGCCGATAGCCCGCAGGGCCGCGTCGATACGCTTCAGTGTCACGCCTTCGCCATACCAGTCCTCACCGATCACGCCGTAGACGGTGATGGTGTCGGAGGTGTTCTCAACCGCCGCCTGGATTGCGGGGTTCCATTTCTCGAGCGCGCGCGGGCTTAGCTCGCTGCGCAGGCCGCGAGACTGGATTTTCAGTTTCATGGGTTACTCCTTGGCGGGCTCGGCGTTGAGCCAGTTCTGCAGGGCGGCGCGCGCGGCCTGGCCGTCGCTGGTTTGCCCTAGCGCGTCGAGTGGCGCTAGGTTGGTTTGAGCAGTGAGAACGTCCGCATTACCGCCACGGCGAGGCAGGTTTTCGCGGACGCGGCAATCGTCGCGGGTGTAGATGCCGTTCTGGACCATCGTGCTGTAGAACGAAGCGCGTGCCGCGCTATCAGCACGCAATAGGCCTTCCAGAGCGAACTCCGCGTAGTGCGTAAGCCTCTCGCCTGGCGACATCAGTTGCTTGAGTACGGCCTTCTCGATGCGGCGCAACCAGGTACTTAGGGAGAACGTCAGGAAGCCGATGACCTGTTGCTCCAGGCCAGATCCCCAGCTGGTGTTCTTCTCGGTGTGCCCGACCATCCAAGGCGGAACACGGAAGAACCGGCAAACCTCCTCAACGCTCCAGCTTCTCGTCTCGAGCAATTGCGCGTCGGCCGGATTGATGCCAATCGACTCCGGCGTCACCCCAGCCTCAAGGACCGGGGACTTGCCGGCGTTCATGGCGCCGCTCACGGTCTCGACGTACTTGCGGAACTCGTCTCGTTGCTCCGGCTTGAGTACCCGGTCAACCTTGAAGGCTACCGTCGGCATCATGCCGTTCTTGAAGGTCCCGTTCGCTGCATCGTCGGCCGAAATTGCCGATCCGATGATGTCGGCGCCATAGCTTA